TGGGATTCTAACGATGTTATCGAAGAATTTACTTGTACATTCGCATTTGATTACTGGCAGCATGCCGGTGTCGTGACTACATAATTAACGTAAAAGTTATTGGAATTATAATATGGAAGTGAAATTATTTGGGTTTACCCTACTAAAAACGGCTGAAGAAAACAAAGAGCTTAAGTCATTCGTACCCCCTGAGAGTATGAATGACGATGGCTCTTTGACAGTTTCTTCAAATTTTTATTCTACATCATTCAATTTGGAAAACAATGCAAAAAGTGACCATGAACTTATTGATAGATATCGTGATATGTCTATCCACCCAGAAGTTGAAATTGCGTTAGACGATATTGTTTCGGAAGCAATTGTCAATGAAGCTGATGAAAATCCCGTAAAATTACTACTTAAAAATGTAAATCAATCTTCTGCAGTTAAAAAAGCATTGCAAGAAGAGTTTGATACTGTATTGCGTCTGTTAAATTTTAACAGAAATGGCTATGAAATTTTTAGAAGTTGGTACATTGACGGAAGACAATACTGGCATATCATTATTAATCCTAATAAGGCAAAAGATGGTATCCAAGAATTAAGAAGAATTGATCCTAGAAAGATCAAAAAAGTAAAACAAATCGAAAAAGACACCAAAACACAAGGAAAACTTGTGAAAAAGGTGAATGAATATTACATATATAATGAAAAAGGACTCTCCAATGGCGATAAAACTACTGGAATACCTATTTCACAAGATTCTATTGCACATGTCACTTCTGGACTTAAAGATGCAAAAAGACAATATGTAATTGGACATCTACACAAAGCAATTAAAGCTCTAAATCAATTACAAATGGTTGAAGACTCTGTAGTTATTTACAGATGGACTAGAGCACCAGAGAGAAGAGTTTTCTATATTGATGTCGGAAACCTTCCAAAGATGAAAGCAGAACAATATATTGCTGACATCATGAATAGATACAAAAATAAAGTTGCATATGATGCTGCAACTGGCGAAGTGAAAGATGATAGACGCCATATGTCAATGTTAGAAGACTTCTGGTTCCCTAGAAGAGAGGGTGGTAGAGGTACAGAGATCGAAACATTGCCTGGCGGATCGAACTTGGGTGAAATGGATGATGTACTATATTTTCAAAAGAAATTATATAAATCATTGAATGTTCCAATCTCTAGATTAGAACCAGAACAGTCTTTGGCATTAGGCCGAGCAACTGAGATAAATAGAGATGAATATAAATTTAATAGATTTATTGTAAGAATTAGAAATCAATTCTCCGAATTGTTTATGGATTTGTTGAAAAAACAAATGATTTTGAAAGGAATTGTAACTCCAGAAGAATGGAAAACAATTTCACAAGAAGTTATTTTTGATTTTACACAAGATTCTTACTATTCTGAAATTAAAAATACTGAGATGATTAGAGACAGAGTTGCTCTATTATCTGAAATGACTGATTACATGGGTAAATATTACTCACACCAATGGGTACAAAGAAATATTTTGAAGTTCTCTGATGATGAAATAAATGACATGCGAAAAGAAATTGTTGCAGAACAGAAAGATGAAATCTTTGGCCAAACTGAGAATGAAGAAGATGAGGACTTTTAAAAATGACTGAAGAAAATGAAAATATAAATAATAAGTATTTAGATATAGTGGATGATTCAATTCTGGGCCATGGCGCTACAGTTGCAGATAATATCAATGCTATTCTAAGAGATAAAATTGGAATCGAAATTGACGATTACAAAAAGGAATTTGCTAATGACATGTTCCATGGTGATGATGAAGAAGATGAAATTGAAACTGCTGAATCCGAAGAAGGAATTGAATCTGATTCGGAGGAAGAAGAAACAGAAAACGAAGAGGCCTAAAAATGTTAAGTTTTAACGAATTTCTAGAAGAAGATCTTGACGAAGCAGTCAAGAGAAAAGTTGTTGTCCGTGGCGGAAAACGGAAAGTGAAATTCAAAACTAACAGAGATGGCTACAAAGTCGTTGGTAAAAAAGAAATTAGAATTAGTCCTACGGATGCAAAAAAGATGAGTATCAGAAATACCAAATCTGCTAGAAAAAGAAAAGGTAAAGTAAACATCTCAAATATTCGTAGGAAAAGATCTATGGTAAAAAGGACGGGCTTAGGATGAAACTAATTACAGAAGTAGTAGAAGACATTTTAGTAGAACAAAAAGGAAAAGACCTTTATATTGAGGGCGTTTTCTTGCAATCTAATATTCAAAACAGAAATGGTAGAGAATATCCTTCCGAAGTCATGGATAGAGAAGTACAAAGATATACTGAGAACTATATCGATAAGAACAGGGCGTTTGGTGAGTTAGGACACCCAGACGGTCCTTCAATAAATTTGGAAAGAGTTTCACATATGATCAAATCTCTCAAAAAAGAGGGAAACAATTATGTTGGTAAAGCCAAGATCATGACAGAGACTCCGTATGGTGCTATAGTGGCAAACCTAATTAAAGAGGGTGCATCTTTAGGTGTTTCTTCTAGGGGTATGGGTAGTGTGAAGCAGTCACAAGGTAAAAATGTCGTACAAGACGATTTCTATCTAGCAACTGCGGCCGATATTGTTGCAGACCCAAGCGCACCAGATGCGTTTGTAAACGGTATTATGGAAGGCAAAGAGTGGGTTTGGAATAACGGTGCAATTAAAGAGTTTGAGATATCTCAATACGAAAAACAATTGCAAGAGGCAAATAGAAAACAGATTGAAGAAGTTAAACTCAATCTTTTCAAAAATTTCATGTCAAAATTGTAAATATTATAAATAAATATAAATTAAACTCGTAGGAGAAATAAAAATGGAAAAAGTAGAAAATCAAGAGATTATCGAAGATACTGTTACCGATGAGACAACAGAAGTAGTAGAAGCAACTGAAGAAGTTGTAGAGACTGTAGAAACTGAAGAAGTTTCTGAAGAGACTGCTGAAGCTGTTGAAGAAGAAGTAGAAGTATCCGAAGAAGTATCTGAGGAATCAGAAGAGTCTATGGAAGAAGCTAAAAAGGTTTCTGAAATGGATGATGAAGATGAAGAAGAGATGAATGCTTCTTATGATAAAAAGAAGAAGAAAATGAACGCTTCTTACAAAGTTAAAGCAGAAGACGTTGATGTTAAAGAAGACATCGATGCCATGCTACAAGGTCAAGACCTTTCCGAAGAATTCCAATCGCAAGTTACAACAATTTTTGAAGCAGCGGTAGTCACAAAAGTCAACGAAAAGTTGGAAGAAATTTATGCTGATTACGAAACTGAGCTTCAAGAAAACGTTGCAGAAATTCGTCAAGAATTATCTGAAAAAGTTGATGAGTATTTGTCATACGTTGCAAAAGAGTATGTTGCTGAAAACAAACTCGCAATTCAAACAGGTCTCAAACTAGATATCATGGAGAACTTTATGAATGGTCTGAAGAAGGTCTTTGAGGAAAACTATGTTGATGTTCCAGAAGAAAAAGTTGACTTGTATGGTGAAGCATTGACTTCATTAGACGAAAAAGAAAGCAAGTTAAACGAGCAATTTGAAAAGAACATTAAACTAACTAAAAAACTTGAAGAACTTGAGAAAGAAATTATCTTGAAAGATGTAACAGAAGGACTTACAGTTTCACAAAGTGAAAAAGTTCGTTCTTTGAGCGAAAGCCTTGAGTATTCAACTCAAGAAGACATGATGAACAAAGTTACATTGATCAGAGACAACTATTTTCCATCTGAAACAATCGTAGAAAGCGTAGTACTTGATGAAAGTGCATTAGAAACTTCTGTAGAAGATTCGCCAGTGGTTCAAGAGGAAAATAAATTTCAATCTGTGATGGATATTTACGCTAAAGCACTAAATAGACCTAAAGATTAAAATTTTATAAATATAATAGAGATAACATAATTAAAATCTACTAAGGAGAAAAAAATGCACGACTTTAATGAAAATCATATTCAGGAGTTGAAAGAAAAGTGGAAGCCAGTGCTTGAGCATCCTGATCAAGCTGAAATTACTGATCCATACAGAAAAGCGGTAACTGCCGTTCTTTTGGAAAATACTGAAAACGCTACTCGTCAAGAAAACGCAATGGGCCGTGAGTCTATGAGTGTTCTTAACGAAGCACCAGCAAACGTTGCACCAACTGCAGCTGCATCTGGAAATCTTCAGTATTCTGACCCTGTTGTAATCTCAATGATTCGCAGAACAATGCCACAATTGATGGCGTATGAACTCGTAGGCGTTCAGCCAATGACTGGCCCAACAGGCTTGATCTTTGCAATGCGTTCACGTTATACATCACAAACTGGTACAGAAGCATTCTTCAACGAAGCTGACACAGTATTTTCTGGTGATGATGCTACATCACACGCCGGAACAGATCCATTTGCAGGCGCAGTTATTGCTTCTAACGCATTGGATGAGTCAGGTTCAACATATGCAACTGGTGGCCCAGGCTCAACAGCTGAGGGTGAAAAGTTGGGTGATGGTTCCGCAATGACTTCAGACGGACACTTCAACCAAATGGCATTCTCAATTGAGAGAGTTTCAGTAACTGCAAAAACCAGAGCGTTGAAAGCAGAATACACAATGGAACTTTCACAAGACTTGAAAGCTGTCCATGGTCTAGATGCAGAATCAGAATTGTCAACAATTCTTTCTACAGAGATCACTGCAGAAATCAACCGCGAAGTTCTTAGAACTCTTTATGCACAAGCAAAACTTGGCGCACAATCACAAGTAACAAACACAGGTATCTTTGACTTGACAACAGACGCAGACGGTCGTTGGTCAGTTGAGAAGTACAAAGGACTTATGTTCCACATCGAGCGTGAAGCAAACCTTATTGCTAAAGAAACACGTAGAGGAAAAGCGAACACAATCGTATGTTCTTCTGATGTTGCTTCAGCACTTGCAATGTCTGGTGTACTTGATTACAACCCACAAATGGATACAGCTTTGACTGTAGACGATACTGGCCAAACTTTCGCTGGTGTACTTAACAAGAAATATAAAGTCTTCATCGACCCTTATTTCTCAGCAGCAGGCGCATATGACTTTGCAATGGTTGGCTATCGTGGTAATTCACCATACGATGCTGGTTATTTCTATTGCCCATATGTACCAATGCAAATGGTACGCGCAGTTGGCGAAAACACATTCCAACCAAAAATCGGTTTCAAAACACGCTACGGCATGGTTGCAAACCCATTTGCTGGTGGAGCACGTGCCAACCAGTATTACAGAATCTTTAGAGTGGACAACATCAACTCTATCTAATCTGCTAGATAACAATAATAATAAAAAACGCAGAAATTTGGGGGGTTTAATACCCCCCTTTTTTTATGACTAAATAGTAGGTAACAAGGAGAATATATTGTGGACGTAAGTACTCAAAATCCAAATTATCTAAACACACAGACGTTTAGTTTTTCTACTAATACATGCCCATCTCTTACAGATTATGTTCAGTCTGTAAGCATTCCTGGCGTGACATTGGGAGAAGCCGCAGTAGAGACACCATTTGTAAAAAGACCAGAGCCAGGCGATAAACTGATATATTCAGTAATGTCTGTTGGATTTCTAGTAGACGAAGAAATGAAAAATTGGTTAGAAATTTACAATTGGCTTACTGCATTAGGATTTCCAGACAACTTTCAACAATATGGAAATTTTACCAATGCAAAACGACTTGCATTGACGGATGTGTTTTCAGATCTGATTCTACTCATATATAATAATCAATCGATACCTATCCTAAAATTTACATTTAAAGATGCATTTCCTATAGCAGTAGGAGATTTACCTCTGTCTTCTGCAGAGACAGGAAGTGTCGCACCTCTTTCTACTGCTGACTTTATGTACAGAAGTTATGATATTGAAACTTTATAATACTACGTGGAGAACATTATGGACGAAAAGTATTCGGTTAAACTGGCTGAATTGACTCAAGAATCTGAAAAAGATATAAAGATAGATTTTCTAAAATTAACAGAAGAACTCGCTCACAATCAAAACTTGATTGGGAAGTGGATGACCTATCAACAGGTTTGGGAAACAAAATATCAATTCTTAGATTTAGAATATAGACAATTATTAGCATCCAAGACAAAATACTATACTGGAAAAATGTCAGAAGATGAAATTATTTCCAAGGGATGGGAAATAGAAGGTACTAAAATACTCAAGGCAGATCTCAACATTTGGGTAGATGATGATAATGATATGATTAAAGCAAAAAAGAAAATGTTAATATTGAAGCAAATCATTACTATAATCGATAAGACAATAGATATTCTGGTTGATCAGAAAAAATGGACAATCAAGAATTTCATAGACTATAAGAAGTGGCTCGAAGGAAATTAATGAGTAAATTTTATGTTTCTAAATTAAATGAAGTCTATGTGCAAGTAGACTCACCAGAACTTTTTATGTTGAAAGAGCTTGTAGATTATTTTACATTCAAAGTGCCTGGCGCTGAATTTATGCCGTCGTATAAAAACAAATATTGGGATGGAAAGATTAGACTTTTCAATCCTATGAACTGCAAGTTATATCTAGGGCTAGTAAGTCAGTTAAAATTCTTCTGCGAAAAAAATGATTATGAAATAGTATATGATGAAGATTTAAAAGACCAAGAATTTACTCCAAAAGATTTAGAATCTTTGGCTAAGTACATAAAACCGCACAGTCAGGGCGCACCAATCTCTTACAGAGATTATCAACTAGACGCCATATATCATGCCATCAAAAAGAACAGAACTCTTTTGCTATCACCAACAGCATCAGGAAAATCTTTGATCATATATACACTAGTTCGCTTTTATAATATGCACCCAGAAGTGAAAAACAAAAAAATATTAATAATCGTTCCTACAACATCTCTAGTTGCACAGATGTATGGCGACTTCAAAGATTATGGATGGAATGTAGAAAAGTACTGTCATAAGATTTTTGCCGGACAAGATAAACATTCAGACAAGAAAGTTATCATTTCTACTTGGCAGTCTATATACAAAATGCCAAGAGAATATTGGGATCAGTTTGGAGTAGTTATTGGAGATGAGTGTCATTTATTCAAAGCAAACTCGCTCAATAAAATTATGGACAGATTAACTGACTGCAGATTTAGATTCGGAACAACTGGAACATTAGATGGAACAAAGACGCACAAGCTTGTATTGACAGGAATGTTTGGTGAAGCAAAACAGGTTACATCTACTAGAAAGTTGATTGACAATAAAACTCTGGCCGATTTTAAAATTCAATGTTTAGTTTTAAAATATTCTGAAGAAACTTGCAAAGAAATTAAAAAGATGAAATATGCTGATGAGGTAGAATATATCGTCACTAATCCAAGGAGAAATGAATTTATTAAAAACTTGACATTAGACTTAAAAGGTAATACACTAGTACTTTACAATTTTGTAGAGAAACATGGAATTCCATTACATAAGTTAATATCAGATCACGCACAAGAAGGTAGAAAAGTTTTCTTCGTATCAGGGGGAGTTGATACAGAAACCAGAGAGGCAATCCGAGCCACAACAGAAACCGAAGACAATGCAATTATTGTCGCTTCATATGGAACCTTTTCAACAGGCATAAATATAAGGAACTTGCATAATGTTGTATTCACTTCTCCTTCTAAAAGTAGAATAAGAAACTTACAGTCTATTGGTAGAGGATTAAGAAAGGGAAATAACAAAACTTCAGCTGTCTTATATGATATCGCAGATGATATGAGACATAAGAATTATATGAATTTTGCTATACGGCATTTTTATGAACGCATAAATATTTACAATGAAGAGAAGTTTTCTTTTAAAATTAATGAACTCAAACTTTACGGTTAGGAAAATACATGAACGACTTTAAACT